GCCATTTAATCGCCACTATGAATGACAAACAAAAAAGCCACTTAAAAAAATGGCTTAACAGTATGATTTACATCACTAAATTTGGTGGCCCCTGCTGGGTTTGAACCAGCGACCAAGCGATTATGAGAACCATAGTAGTTAACGTATAATCAATGACTTATATGTAAATCAGTGGGTTAGAAAATCAATATCCACCAATATAATCCAATATTCTTATGTTCGAGCGACACTTTTGCGACACTTTAAGGGGTTCAGTCGCAATGCATCTTCAAGGTGATTCGGGGCAAAGTGCGCATACCTCATAGTCATCTTAATGTCGGTGTGCCCTAGGATTTTTTGCAGCACTAGAATATTTCCACCATTCATCATGAAATGGCTTGCAAAGGTATGACGCAAAACATGGGTTAACTGCCCAGGGGGTAAATCTATGCCAGCGCGTTCAAGTGCAGAGCGAAATGCATAATAGCAAGGTGAAAATAAATTCCCGTTTTTCTTCGGTAGTACATCAGTCAATTCGGAATCAATAGGAATGCTGCGGTTGCGTTTGCCTTTGGTTTTTATAAAGGTGATCTTTCCTGCTGTTACTTGGCTACGTTTCAGACTCTCAGCTTCACCCCAGCGCGCACCAGTAGCTAGGCACAATTTCGCGATGACCTCTAAATCCTTGGCACTACTGTTTCGGCATTCAGCTAAAAGCAAGTCAATTTGCTCCTCAGTTAAATATGCCATTTCACTTTCGTCAGTGCGAAATTTGCGGACGTTCTCCAATGGGTTGGGGGCCGCCCATTCTCCGAGTCGTTTTAATTCATTAAAGACCGCTAAAAAATAGGCGTGCTCAAGATTCATTGTTCGTGGTGAAACTTGGCTGACTCGCTTAGTGCGAGCAAATTTGCCGTCTAACCTCTTAGCTCTATAAGTAGTAAACAACTGCGCGTTAAACTCAGTTGCCAATGGATGCCCCATGCACTCTGCAGCCCATAACATTGAGCTTTTACGTTTCTCGCCATCTCGCAGGGTTATGCCATGTCGTTCAAACCAAAGATGTACTAAATCAGTTAACTTGCGCCTTTCCTTGGTTTCACCAAGCCAAGGGCTGTCATCAATTTTTTGAAGGGTATAATTTTCGAAGGCAAGCGCTTCACCCTTAGTTGCGAACTTTTTACGGACGCGTCTGCCTTCTTTGCCGTTGCTTCGATCGACAGTATAAAAGTCAGCTATCCAATGTCCATCGGGTTGCTTTCGAACTGGCATAATTAACCATTTAGAATGCGTTGTTTCTGAACTTGGAATTCTTCATCTGTAAGAATTCCATCATCTTTCATTTCGGCAAGGCGTTCTATCTTCGCCATTTGTTCATCAAACGATAGTGATATTTTGGATGGTTGATGTTCAGCTTTTTGTGATTGGGTCTGATTATTGCGAGTTTCGTTCACTAGGTTAGTGAACGGAATGACTGAACCTTTCATAACATTTTTGATGGTGTAATTTTGACCGCTAGTTGAAATCATGATTTCACCCAGCAATAAGCCGGTTTTACCACCAACACTTACGATGTTATTCAAGTTGATATCTACTTGTTTAACTCCGTAAAGCATCCCTTTATCTAGAAATATCACTCGTTTATTGGTCAGAGTAATTAACCAGGTGTTGCCATCCATCATCCCACTGGCAATCGCGAGAGGGGTTTCACCAGCTCCTAGTATTTCAGGGAGGTGATAGAACTCTTTTTTTGTCCCAAAAGGTGCATCTGAAACTACAGACGCAAGCCTTTTCATTTCCTGCTTTAAATCTTCTTTGGATGCTGTTTTGTAGTCTAACATTTTAATATACCTTATTATTTTATTGTAAGTGCAACGCGTCCCAATACGTCTATATCTTCTAAAGAGCAATCAAAAGCCATTCCCACGCCACTAACTCGGACTTTCTTAATAGGGATTCGGGTCAATGTTCTAACGCTAAATTTCCCCTCAATTTTGACCAACCATTCATCGTCATAAATTTCTGAGTAATTACGTTCAACTATGTACTGAGTGAAAGAATCAATAATACATATCGCATCTTGAGGAATCGGTTTGCCGGGTAGAAATGACGCTTTATCCAGCAGATAAAATCCAGCTTCATACATTTGACCGTCTACGATTTTACTGCGTGGTAACTTCAGAACGTCCAATTCCCCATCATTAAACTTTGTTCCATGACCTGTAGACAGCCACTCAAGGTCTGCTCCTGTCTCAGCAACACATCTGATCACCATATCCGCAGGGAAAATTCCCCTCTTGAACCTAGCGGATAGGCTACTAGCAGCCATTTGAAAGTGGTCGGCTAGCTGCAACTTCGAGGTGAATCCGTAAGCGTCAACAATGCGGTCAAGAACCTCGCTGCTGTGCCCAATCTGTTCAAAAGGGAATTTACTCATAAGATTTGATCTTTCGCATGGGTCGAAATATTTATTGATATTTCGACTTAGTCGAATTAGAGTCACTCCATGTTATCGGTTAAAGCGAACATTGGCTGATATTGGTGGACATTGGCGTGTCCCTAAACGAATGGAGTTTGCATTATGCGCCCAAACATTACAATCGTGATTCCTGATCCCTACATCCCATTGGATGAGTATTGCCGCCGCACTGGCATGTCTAAAAGCACTGCTGAAAACCTGATTTCATATGGAAAGCTGCCAATTAAGCCTAAAGGCGCTCAGAAAAAAGGTTTAGTAGAAATCAACATGGCAGCTTTGACTATTCAGGCATTAAGCGAATGTGATATTTCGCTTAATGCGCAATAAATCTTAGATATTAGACAAGGACTAATCATGTTTGATTTTAAGGTTTCCACCCATAGCCACTTTGACGAAGCCTGCCGCAAGTTCGCTCTTACGCACAACATGACAGAGCTGGCTCAGCAAGCCGATATCAAAGTTCAAGCTTTGCGTAATAAGTTGAATCCCGATCAAGTGCATCAACTTACTGTAGCCGAAATGCTTCTACTGACTGATCTGACAGAAGACGCGACGTTGATAGATGGAGCGTTAGCACAACTGCAATGTCTTCCATGTGTGCCGGTGAATGAAGTAGCAGACGAGAAGTATTCAGCATACGTGCTGAAAGCAACTGCCGAGGTTGGCATGTTGGCAGCTAGAGCGGCAAGCGCTGAGAAAATCACAGCCACCTGCCGCCGTGGTGTTGTCGAAGCGGCCAATACTGGGATTCGCTGCCTGATGCTGGCCGCAATTGCAGTGCAGAGCCGCATTCATTCTAACCCCACTTTGGCGTCTACCGTTGATGCGCTCAGCGGCCTAAGCGCTTCAGTTGGTTTGAACTGAGGGGCGCGCTATGATTTCATTTGCAGCCCACCTCAAGCGCCAAAGCCCGTCTATGTCATATGGCAACGGTTGGATTATGGGCGAGAACGGCAAGCGCTGGCATCCATGTGCTGATCAGAAATCTCTGCTGCGTGATCTAACATCAAAACGCGCTGGATTGATAATCCGCTTGCGTAAACTTATCGGTGGTTAATATGCCGCGAGTTTTATGGGAAGTACCGAAACAACACGAAGCCGCCAGTTTTTCCAAAATTCATTTGATGGGTGCACGTGTTGATAAGCTTCAGCCAATGACATTTGATGAATTTCGCAAAAAGTGGCGTCAGATGCGTGATAACAACGCAAACCCGGCACTGCGTTATTTCAACAACCAGAATGATGAATTTAAGTTCTGCGTAATGACCTTGGCTAATCGTGATAATCCCAAGACATTCAAACCGGAGGAAATCGGAAAGCCTTTTGAATATTTCGATGAACGCCGCCGCGAATTAATAATCATCGCAATGAATAAAGTTGCGCGTTGGGGCAGAATTTTGCCTGGCCGCTTTTCAACTGCTGACTGTTTTTTACCTGAGTAAATAAGACTCAAAAATTAATGGCGTAAACCCGCCGGGCATTCTTTTGCCCAAATTCTGGAGATTTAAATATGCGAAATATCGAAACACGGAAATTCGACGCAAATGTCGAGCAGCTTTCCACAATCATCACATCCGCCCGCGCAGAAGAACGTGCCGAGCGGGGCATGCAGGTAGCTCGACGTTTAACTGATCTTGCTATGCGCATTCAGCAAAAAGGCTTGAGCGGTGTTGAAGCTGCAGAGCTTCTGCGTCAGGAAGCTGAGCGTTATCAGAGCGAAGCGCAGGAGGCGTTGCACTAATGGCGGATTCAATGGACTTGGTGCAGCAGCGTGTTGAAGAAGAACTGGCGCGCAATCTGGCACACGCTAAACAGCACCCTACCGGTGCAAGCGAATTTTTCTGCCTGTCATGTGATGCAGAAATTCCTGAAGCCCGTCGCCGTGCGCTGCCGGGTGTTTCTTTTTGCGTTACCTGCAAAGAAATCATTGAGCTGAAAAATGCTCATTACAAAGGAGCGGCGTTATGAACACCATTCTGAAATGGCCGGGAAGTAAAGTCCGTGTAATGACTGAGCTGTCGGCACATCTTCCTGCTGGTAATCGCCTTGTTGAACCGTTCGCAGGCTCATGCGCGGTTATGATGAATACCGACTACCCCGAATATCTGATCGCTGATATTAATCCCGACCTCATCAACATGTACCGCCAGATTAAAGAGCATACACGCCCGTTTATCGTGGTGGCGATGGCTTTATTCAGCCAAAACACGACTGAAGAAAGCTATTACCGTGTGCGCAAAGAATTTAATGAAAATGCATCAATGCCCCTGTTGAATCGTGCGGCACATTTTCTGTACCTGAACCGCCACGGTTATCGCGGAGTTTGCCGCTACAACCTTAAGGGCGAATTTAACATTCCTTTCGGACATTACGCGAAACCCTATTACCCGCTTTACGAAATCGAAATGTTTGCTGAGAAGGCGCAGCGTGCAACGTTTATTTGTGCTGGCTATCAGGAAACGCTGGGCATGGTGAAGGCTGGTGATGTCGTTTATTGCGATCCGCCATATCACGGCACGTTCACCGAATATCACACAGGTGGATTTAATGAGGACGACCAGCACTCTCTGGCCTGTTATCTGCTGGGCATTTCCGAGCATAACCCGGTAATCCTGTCCAATAGCGACACGCTTTTCACCCGCAGTATTTATCGCGCTTTCGACATTACCAAAATCACTGTGGCTCGCTCGGTTGGCGTTAAAGCCGGCGAAGGCAAGCGCGCAGCGGAAATTATCGCTTCACGCAAACCAAAGAGCGGCCTGATTTGGAGCGGTATCGATGTGGCGGCTGGCGAGACGGTTGCATGATTGGATCTTATGCTTACCCGTGGAACGCACCCAAAAAAGCAATCAATCCACAAACAGACCCGGCGGAAGTAGCGCCGGTTTCTGCGCTTTCAAACCTGATCAGTCTTTATGCTGCGGATAACCAGCAGGAGCAGCTGCGCCGCGAAGCTTTGAGTGATGAAGTTTGGAATCGCTATTTTTACAATGACGCACGCGATCCTATTCAGCGTGAAATGGAGCAGGACAGGCTCATAAGCCGCGCCAAAATTGCCCGTGAGCAGCAGAGATTCAACCCTGACTTAATCATCGTTGCGAACGTCAGTGCTGAGCCGCCCCACATCAGCAAGCCGCTGATGGAAAAAATTAAGTTCTTCCACGGATTAGGCAAACCGCAGGCATATTCCCGTTATCTGCGAGAAACAATCCGGCCCTGCCTCAAGCGGCTGGAGCGAGTGCGCGATAGCCAGGTATCTGCTTCTTTCCGTTTCATGGCGAGCCATAACGGGCTTGAGGGACTGATAACCCTGCCTGAAATGAATCAGAGTGAGGTAAAAAGGTTATCAACGTTAGTTAGTGCGCACATGAGCATGTGCCTTGATGCCGCGAGTACCGATCTTTTTGTTTCTGACGATGTAAAACCAGAGCAGGTGCGGCAGGTATGGGAAGCTGTTGCCGCTGAAGCTATGCGCCTTGATGTCATCCCTCCCGCATTTGAGCACCTGCGCAGAAAGAAACGCCGCCGCAAACCAGTTAATTACGATCTGATCCCGCCTTCTTTGGCTCGCATGCTGTGTGCTGATTGGTGGTATCGCAAGCTTTGGCAAATGCGATGCGAATGGCGAGAGGAACAGCTACGCGCCGCCTGTCTGGTAAATAAAAAATCATCGCCGTACGTCAGTTATGAGGCCGTGATTCATAAGCGCGAACAGCGTCGCAAATCACTGGAGTTTTTCCGTTCGCATGAGCTGGTAAACGCAGATGGTGACACGCTCGATATGGAAGAGGTGGTGAACGCCAGCAACAGCAATCCGGCGCATCGACGCAATGAAATGATGGCCTGCGTTAAAGGGCTGGAGCTTATTGCTGAAATGCGGGGCGACTGTTCGGTGTTCTATACCATCACTTGCCCGTCACGCTTCCACGCCACGCTTAACAACGGCAGACCAAACCCAAAGTGGACCAGTGAATCAGTGCGACAGAGTAGCGACTATCTGGTCAGCACTTTTGCTGCTTTCCGCAAAGCCATGCACAAAACAGGAATGCGCTGGTATGGCGTTCGCGTTGCGGAGCCACATCATGATGGAACTGTTCACTGGCATTTGTTGTGCTTCATGCGCAAAAAAGACCGCCGCTCGATCACCGAGTTGCTGCGTAAGTTCGCTATTCGCGAAGACCGCGAGGAGCTGGGCAATAACACTGGTCCGCGTTTCAGGTCTGAGTTAATTGATTCACGCAAAGGTACACCGACCAGCTACATCGCTAAATACGTTAGTAAAAACATAGATGGGCGCGGGCTTGGTGATGAAATCAGCAAAGAAACAGGCAAATCACTGCGCGATAACGCTGAGCATGTTAGTGCATGGGCTTCACTGCACCGGGTTCAGCAGTTCCGATTCTTTGGTATTCCGGGGCGTCAGGCATACCGGGAATTGCGATTGCTCGCCAGCCAAGCGCTTCGAATGCAGAGCGATAAAAAAGCCGGTGCGCAGGTGCTGGAAAATGCACAACTTGATGCGGTACTTGCCGCTGCTGATGCTGGGTGTTTCGCTACCTACATAATGAAGCAGGGCGGCGTGTTGGTGCCACGTAAGCACCACATCGCCAGAACGGCTTATGAGCTTAACGACGAGCCGAGCGCATACGGTGATCATGGCACCCGAATTTATGGCATCTGGTCCCCGTTAGTTGAGGGGCGGATTTGCACGCACGCTACCAAGTGGAAAATGGTTCGTAAGGCCGTTGACGTTCAGGAGGCGACAGCCGACCAGGGCGCTTGCGCCCCTTGGACTCGTGGCAATAACTGTCCCCATGATGAAAATATGAACATATCAAAGAGTGATTTTGAATTTCCTGAGCCTTCTGAACAGGGCGAAGCGGCACAGGTTGTGCCAGGGGACTTCGACAATATGAGTAGAAAAGAACGACGCGAATTGCTGGCACGACTCAGAATGGTAAAGCCACCGAAAAGACAGAGCTGCCTTAAGGAAATTGATGGTCTTCAGAAGGCGCAGCTTGTCTCAGAGTTACAGCTGAGAGGTTTTCAAGGTGACGCAGCAGAAATCAATATGCTTCTATCAGGCGGAAGCCTGAACTCAGGCGCCGGAATGCGAATTTATTTCCAAAATGAACGCCTGCAGGAAGATGATAAATGGAAGAGTTGGATTTAATTATTGGATGAGCCTGCTCGTGGAATCCCTGCCAGAGCACCACCACGGATGCGGGTAACTTCATACTTAAGCTCAATAGCTTTTTGCTGGCATACAGCTAGCGCCTTTGCCCATTTTTCTGTCGGAACTGATTGAGTCATATCTTCAGAAACTACGACCATATGCAGACACTGGCCTGTTCCAAGATCGCCTGCTATCAGTAATACGGCCTTAGTACCAGCCATCAAATCAATACACGCTTTTCGCATAACTCGTTGGTCCCCATGATTATTAATTCCTCACATCATGCGAGGTTAGTGCGATTTTGACGTAAAAAATCATTTCACAATTATTCAAAATAATTATACTGTGTTTATGTACAGTGTTTCGGTGGGGAGGGCAAGATGGAAGATGATTTACAAGAGCGCGTGCGGCTGGAACGTGTTGAATTGATTGCCAGATTGGCAAGCGAAGGTATATGTAGGGAGGGCGACAGGGAAATAGCCTTGAGCCTTATCGCGGATATTGCTGGAGAAATGGAAGTTCGAAATAGGCAATTTTCTGTAATCTTTTCCGCCGCCCCACTCGATCACTAGAAGGAGAAGGTATGCGCGTTGAAATCATACTCGACAAAAATCAAAAACTAAGCCAGTCGATTTTGAGTGCCTATCAGGATGAGGTCAGCAAGCGGATTCTCGCGCTGTTTCCTGAAACGATTGTGCGAGTGAGGCAGGGTGGCTATACAAGTATTGAAATGCTGGGGTTCAACCTTGACGAAGATAAGCGCAGACTTTCTGATCTCCTTCAGAATGTGTGGGAAGACGACAGTTGGTTGCACTAGAAAACGCTAATTTTCCGCTTACAGTAGCTGGCTTATGCTTAACTGATAGGTTCACATATCCTTGTTAAGCCTGTTATTCTGGCGGCGTTAAAAATGATAGGTAAGTCAAATCCCGGCTACCTGATGGTAGGAATGATGAATGTACGCACAACGACTTGAATTTATTGAAGATGCTGAGCTAACGCTTTTGCAGCGATATCAAACTTGTAAAGCTATAGCTAAAGGCTATGCGGCTAGCTTTGATAACGATAAAACAAGACTTGTCCAGGCTCGTTCCTACTGCGCTAGGGTTATCGGAGCCTACTGGGCATCGATTGCAAAAAAACATACACCGTCAATCACAATCAAGCCTGTGACATCTTCTGTATTACTTGAGGATGTCGCGATGGATGCGTGTCAGCTTGCTGAAAGAACTGGCGAGTTAATTTCTCTTTTTCCATTAGAAGATGCCGGATTTCTGATTGGTTCTATCTACACAGTCATGCTGCCTAATGCCTATCGATCAGAAAAGGGTGCTTACTATACTCCTCCTCCACTTGTTGAGCGTCTGCTTGATATGGCAGAAAAAAGCGGGGTAGATTTTTCTAAAGCGTCTGTTATTGATCCGGCTTGTGGTGGTGGGGCATTTCTTGCTCCAGTTGCTTTGCGAATGCTTAAGAACGAGAAAGGTTCTTCTCCAGAATGGATTTTCAGAAGACTTATTAATCGCCTGAGGGGAATTGAGATCGATCCCTTTGCCGCGTGGATGAGTCTGGTTCTTCTTGAGGCAGCAATCATGCCTCTGTGCGTGAGTAGTAAGCGTCGTATTCCAGATTCCGTCATTATCGTCGGTGATGCACTCATTCAGGAAGATTTAGGAACATTTGATTTAGTAATGGGTAATCCACCTTACGGAAGAGTGTCGCTCACACCGGAATTACGCGAAAAATTCTCTCGTTCGCTCTTCGGTCACGCAAATTTGTATGGTCTTTTTACTGACTTAGCTGTCCGCTTACTAAAACCTCATACAGGTGTAATAGCATTTTTGACTCCTACATCTTTTCTTGGTGGGCAATATTTCACCTCTCTTAGAAACCTGTTGACTCAATTTACTACACCATCTTTTTTTGATTTCGTTTCCGATAGGGACGGTGTTTTTGATGATGTGTTGCAGGAAACCATGCTGGCAACTTTTAAATCCGGCGTGCATGATATTCCGGTGTCCGTATGTTCTTTAATCCCTAAGGGACTAAATAAAGCAAAAACTGAGAGCTTAGGCAAAGTCCATGTAGAAAAGGGCGGGAAAATATGGTTGTTACCAAGAAAAAAAACAGATGTTGCATTTCTTAATAAAATTAAAAAATTACCGATGCGGCTTTCAGACGTTGGTTATACCGTTTCAACCGGCCAATTGGTTTGGAATAGATTTAAACCACAATTAAGGCAGTTCAAGAAGAAAGGGTATTATCCCCTAATTTGGGCAGAATCTGTTACGCATGAAGGTTTTAAATTTAGTGCAACCAGAAAAAACCATGTGCCTTATATAGAGGTTATGAAAAATCAAGATTTTCTATTGACAAGAAAAGAATGTGTTCTGGTTCAGAGAACCACTTCCAAGGAGCAGGAAAAAAGAATAATGGCGGCAATAATTCCTCAGGAATTTATTGATGAATTCGATGGTGTGGTTGTCGAAAATCATGTCAACGTTATTTATTCCAATGATCTTTTCTCGAATATTGATGCGCGCGTTATCGAGAAAGTACTTAATTCAGCAACCGTTGATAGAATATTCCGATGCATCAGTGGAAGTGTAGCGGTTTCAGCATACGAGCTAAACGCTATTCCATTGCCTGATTTATCAAAATTAACTGAGCTTCAAGATTTTATTGATTCCGGCATGACCTCCCTTCAGTTAGAAGGAGCTATTGCGAAAATATATGGAGTTTCTGCGTCATGACGATGCCTGAATTGCCCGAAATAGCCGAGATTCATAATAGACTTAATGATATTTTTCCTGAGGGGACTGAGAACAGGAATTATGTTATTAGAGAAATGGCAGCTAAAACTATTTTCGTTATGTTATACGCAGGGGCTATAGATGGTAATGAACGATGGATTAGGCCTAGCCAAGTCACTGACATGGGCAATGAACAGTCGCTAAAGCAATCTGTAGAGGAACGAGATACCTGGCTTAACGATACGCTTACAAAAAAAGGCACGAGACCTGTTGATGCCTGGTATGCCGCTAACTCTAGAGAGCCGGTCAGAGATGAAACTTTGAGAGGCGGTTTAATACCTTGCCACGCTGTTATTGAAAGAAAAGGTATTCCCACAACATCGTCTAAACCACGATATTGTCTAAATGCTTCATTTGCTGAATTATTTGACCCTTCTCATAGTGTAGAAGTTCTAGCTAATAAAATTAAAGTATGGCAAGACACCCATCTTAATAAAGCAGCATTAGCAAGAATTCGTCTGATAAAGTCTAGTATTACTAATTCTGATGAAAGCTTGACTGTAACCTTTCCCGGAGGGGAGAAGAGAACTCTTGCGCCGGGACCATCCAGTGTAATTGCAAAAGAAGTAATAGAAGTTTTTGCGCCTAAGTTTCTCAAAGTTCCTGCAGTTCTGTGGTTATCTGAATCGGGAAATAAAGTCGTTACCCGTGACGAAGAGCTGGCGAATTCGCTGGGATTGAAAATAGATGCGTCTAAGGCTCTTCCGGATATCATTCTTGTCGATCTTGGCGAAGAGAATTCGGGTTCAGATATGCTCTTCATCTTTACGGAGGTCGTAGCTACAGATGGCCCGGTCAATCGTGAGAGAAAAGTCGCACTTACAAAAATTGCGGCGGATGCTGGCTTTAGTAACAAGAACCTCGCGTTCCTTACAGCTTTCATGGATCGTGGGGCATCACCTTTTAAAAAAGCAATAACAGAGCTTGCATGGGGTTCCTATGCATGGTTTGTATCAGAACCTGAGAATCTCATAGATTTGCGCGATGGGCGAGCTATCAAACTTAGCGGTGGTCGCGACACCGTCGAGTGATCATTTGCATATAGCTGCTGCATGAAATCGCATGATTCCAAAAGTATGACTATTGCCCCGGCCCGCCAGTTCTGGCGGGCTTTTGTTTATGTCCTGCAGGTGCATGAAAACCGCATCGTAAAGCGCGCAGGCGTGGCGGGGGTACGAGCGCGCGCTACAAGGTTTGATTTAAAACCATGCCGTATTTTTCTGCGATCAATTACATGGAAAGTAGGTGGGGAGGGAACACCAAAAAATGCGTCTCATGCAAGCATTTGAGACGCATTGGAGAAGAAAATAACTGGCACTTTGTAAGAAATATTAGTGAGAATCAGCTAGTGAGCTATTTCTTTTTCTTCGTATCATCGTGATCAAATGCCATGCGAGAGCGTGGCGCATTGGGTGGTGGTGGTGGCGGCGGCGGTGGTGGTCTTTGATCATTATTCTGATTCGACATAGTTATTAACCTCTTAGTTTTTTTCTGTTTTCTTTAGCTTTTGAGTCATTTTCAACAACTAATCTTGTTGGCGGTGGTGTGGGTGCCTGTGGAGGTGGCGGAGGTGCTGGCGGTTGCCTGTCATTGTTTGTAGACATTATATTCTCCTGATATTTTCTAGAGGGATTATAAGGTAATTGGGTGATGATGATTTTCTGGGTGAGGCAGAATCTAGATCAGCACATAAAAAAACAGAAACAGCTATCAGTAATGGTATCAATGAATAAAAGAAATATTTCAAGGATTCGAATATTTCACTCGAGCGTAATTCATTTTTTTGAATGTTCCAGCTTGTACATTCTATTAGTTTGTTATTAATAAATTCTTTAAGGCCTTGTTCTGGATTATGCTCATTGTTGTAAGTTAAATTGTTAGTATGGCAGTAATCTTTAAAATCTCCCTCGAACTTTATTAGCTCTAAGTGATATTTATTTATGTCTGCTGGCGTCGGGCAGTACTTAAAAGCATTTCCCCAAAATGCATTTTTTAACCGCCAGCATGAATATAATAGAATGATAAATGAAAGAACTGTTAGAGAAGCTACGAAACAAGAAAGAGATAGATTGGATTCAAAAGTGGTATTCTTTGCTAAATATGTCAATATCGTCGCGGCTATAACGATTAAACTAAATACAGCTTGTACTCTGGAATGCAGCTTCTCTTTCGTTTCTATTTCGGAAAAATAAGCTTTTTCATAGAAATCATATAATTTTTCGAGTGTCATAGTTTCGTTTCTGGTTATGCTATCCTTGTTTTTTACCATATCATTTTTTAGTGAAAAAAAAAGCCACCCATTGGCGGCTTGAGGTAGTTATCAATATACTATTCACTCATCAACACATATGGTTCAAACTGGATAACTTCATCATTAAGCCATTCATTTAATTCAGATAAACGTTTTTGTAATGGAATCAATTCATTACGCACGAAAACCCTGCTGGACTTCTCAACATCCCCAAATCCCCCAACATTACTCGGCATAATCCCCATCATCTGCGGCGGGACGCGGTGCGCGGCCATCATGTCGTCACGGCTCACGTTCTTGATATTCAGAAATTCATCCTTCGCCGCCACCTCTGACAGCGGGATGATCTGAATTCCGTCTTTCTTCCCGTTCGGCGAGTACATAAACAGGTTGCGGAAGTTGCCCGGCCCCTTGGCACTCTTCATTGCCTGGCGGATATTGTTTACGTCTTCCTGATTCTGCGCGGCGTCGGTCATATACATGATGAATCCGGCGTGGCTTCCGTTCAGGTAGTATTTGCGGCGGAACAGCGTTGCCGACTCGTTTAGCAGGGTGGACGGGATCGCCGAAAGGTATTCTGGCAGGCCGTAAACTTCCTGATTTAAATCCGGCTCCATCAGGTGAAAAACGCTGCCTTTGGTGAACTCGTAGGGCTGCGTGTTCATGCCGTACTGCACGAACCAGTAGGTGTCTAAATCGGTGCCGCGTCGGGTGAATTTTGCCAGTGCCGGCTCAAGCGCCAGCACGCCGCCGAGTCGGTTGGTACGCTTCTCCAGATAGGCGTTGCCGAACACCAGATAGTCCTGCACAAAACGGCTGAACGCCTGCTGACTCAGCAGCGGGTGGGGAATGAAGGTGCTGGTCAGGATGTTGCGCTTCACGTTGATCGGCGAGCTGTGATGCACGGCGGCGCGGAACGTACGCGCCAGCCCGTCAAAGCTCACCGGCGGTTCATACCACTTATCCATGACCACGCATTCCACGTAGTCCAGCAGCTCGCGGCGGTCCAGCACCGGCACCGGATCGCCAAAGGTGAACGCTTCCGCCGCCGGGCCGCCGGTCATCTGTTGCTGCTGCACGGGCTGCGTGCGCGTGCGGTTCCTGCGTTTGCTCATTTAAAAAATCTCCATAATGTTGCCGGTGTGGGCGGCTTCGCCCTGTAGCGGTTCGTTTGCCAGTGCGTGCATGGTTGCCCACGCCAGATCGGCGTGGCTGGCTTCTTCGCTGCGGCTGGCTTCGTAGGTCGGGCGGTTGCCGCTGGCCGTGGTGGCGCGGCGAATTGCCATAAATGACTGCGCGATGTCGAGGTGCCCGGCGTCAAACTCCAGACGCCCGCTGCTGATGATGTCGAACGCCTTCAGCACCAGGGCGTTTTTCACGTTCGGGTTATAAACAAACTCCTTCACCGCCGGGAAAAACATCTTCACGTTCTCGTACACGCCGAGGCCGACGCCGGTGGAGTCGATGCCTATATAGGTCACGTTGTACCGCTGCGTCAGCTTTTTGATGGACTCGGCCTGCGCGCGGAAGTCCATGCCGCGCCACTGGTGGCGCTCCAGAATGCGGAACTTCCCGCCCGGCACGGCAGGCGGGGCGATTACCACGCACCCGGCGCTGTCGCCGTTCTGCGTGCCCTTTGCCGGATCGTAACCGATCCACACTTCGCGCCAGCCGAACGGCCGCAGCGCCAGCGCTTCGAAATCGGTCCAGATTTCCCAGCTGTCCACCATGCACTTCTGCAGCAGCTGCAGCGGGAACACGGACGCCAGATCGTCCACAAATTCGCACATCAGCAGGTTCTGGTATTCCGGCGGGCTGTATTCGAGTCGCAGCTGGTCGAGGTCAAACAGGTTACAGCCGCCGCGCACGGCGTCCTCAACGGTGACAATCTGGCGGAACTGGCCGTCATCGCAGAAGCGGCCCGGCGACAGGTTCATGTGCGACAGGTCGATGTCCACGCGGTCAGCTTTGGCGCGGCCCCGGTTGAACAGGCCGCCGGACCAGAACGGATAGGCGCTGTGCGTGAGGCTGGACGGGGTAGAAAAATAGGTCTGGCGCCACTTCTTATGCAGCGCCATGCCGGACGCCACCTTGCGCAGCTCCTGAAATTTCGGGATCCAGAAATATTCATCCAGGTACAGATTGCCGTGATAACTCTGCGCGGTGCGGGCGTTGGTGCCGAGGAAGTACAGGCACGCGCCGTTGCTGAGCGTCATCGGGTCGCCTTTCAGCTCTACATCCACCTCTTTAGCGAACTCGATGATGTACTGCTTAAAGACGTGCGCCTGTGCCTTACTGGCTGACAGGAAAATCTGGTTGCGGCCGGTGGTGAGTGCATCCAGCAGCGCCTCACGCGCAAAATAGTAGGTGGCACCAATCTGGCGCGACTTCAGTACGTTGCGGATGCGGTGCTTGTTGCCCGCGTCCCACCACTGGCGCTGGTAGCCAAACATTGAGCCGTGGAAAATCTCCTGTAATTTCTCCACCTGCTCGTCGGTAAAGACGTTCTTTTCCGGCGGCTTGCGCGGCCCGCTGTTGCGGTTCGCGACGTTCGGATTGAGATCCGCCTCGTTGCCGCCGTTGCTGAACTTGCCAATGCGGGCATGGCGCTCGGACTGGCGCGCCAGCAGATCGATCTCCTTGAAGTCTCTCCCTTCTTTGGTCTCCTTCATGATCAGCTGGCAGTAGCGCGCGGCGGTGGTCAGCTGCATCTGGTCAAGCGGGCCGTAGTCGCCCCACTTGTCGCGCTTCTTCCAGCTGTGAACGGTTGCGGGTTTCTCTCCCAGCATTTCAGCAATGCGGGCGATACGGTATCCCTGAAAGTACAGCAGCATGGCCTGCCTGCGGGGATCGAGGTCTTCGGGGGCGAGTGTCGTTGTCATGGCCCCAAAATACGGCCCCGCCGGTCCCTTTTCTGCCGCCTGCCGTTGTGTGGCTGCCCGCACAACGTGCCCGCGTTGTTTCGACCCCCTCTGAACCGCAAACATAAGGCTTCAAAGCGATTTACCCAACGGAGCCTGACCTATGGCAGTTAAAGCAAAGCGTTTTCGTATCGGGGTGGAAGGTGCCACCACTGACGGGCGCGAAATTTCCCGCGAATGGCTGGTTCAGATGGCCGCCGCCTACAACCCTGCGGTTTACACCGCGACCATCAATCTGGAGCACATCAAGTCCTACGCCCCGGACAGCACCTTTAACCGTTACGGCACGGTGAGCGCGCTGGGGACGGAAGAAATCACCGACGGCCCGCTGACCGGAAAGCTGGCGCTGTATGCCGACATCCTGCCGACGGAATCCCTCGTGGAGCTGGTGAAAAAGGGCCAGAAGCTTTTCACCTCCATGGAAGTCAGCACCAAGTTTGCCGACACTGGCAAAGCCTATCTTGTTGGCCTGGCTGCCACCGACAACCCGGCAAGCCTCGGCACCGAAATGCTGGCCTTCAGTGCGAAAGCCGAGCTGAACCCGCTGGCGAACCGCAAGCAGCACCCGGAAAACCTGTTCACCGCCGCCACCGAAACAGTGATCGAGCTGGAAGAGGTGGAAGACAAGCCCGCACTGTTTGCCCGCATCACCGCGCTGTTCGGTAAAAAGCAGCTGTCCGATGATGCCCGCTTTTCTGACGTGCATCAGGCGGTGGAGCTTATTGCTACCGAACAGCAGGACTACAGCACCCGCACCGACAAGGCGCTGAATGAACAGGCGGAACGCCTGAGCAAGCTGGAAACCGAACTGGAAACGCAGCTGGCCGACCTGAAAGGGCAGAAGGCTGATTTTGCCGAACTGAAGGAGCTGCTGGGCCGTGAAGACAGCCGCACCGATTTCCGCCAGCGCGCACCGGGTGGCAACGCGCCAGCCGAACACCTGACCAACTGCTAAAGGAGCAGCACACCCCATGAAAAAATTAACCCGTTTTGCCTTCAACGCCTTTCTGGTGCAGCTGGCACGAATTTATAAGGTCGAACAGGCCGAGCTGTCCGGCAAATTCAGCGTGGAGCCGTCCGTCGCGCAGACGCTGGAAGACACCATTCAGCAGTCCACCGCCTTTCTGACGCTGATTAACGTGATCGGCGTGACCGATCAGTCGGGCCAGCTGCTGGGCCTCGGCGTCGGCAGCACCATTGCAGGCACTACCGACACCACCGCCAAAGACCGCGAACCGTCCGACCCCACCGCGATGTCGGATATTGAGTACAAGTGTGAGCAGACCAACTTTGACACGGCGATCACCTACGCGAAGCTGGACCTGTGGGCGAAGTTCCAGGACTTCCAGACCCGCATCCGTGACGCCATCGTCAAGCGTCAGGCGCTGGACCGCATCATGATTGGTTTCAACGGCACCGAGCGTGCGAAAACGTCCAACCGCACCGCGAATCCGCTGCTGCAGGACGTGAACAAGGGCTGGCTGCAGAAGGTGCGCGAAGATGCGCCGGACAACGTGCTGGGCAGCGTGACCAAAGACGGCGAAACCACCGCCGAGCCGGTGAAAGTGGGCAAGGGCGGCGTCTATGCCAACCTCGACGCACTGGTGATGGATGCGGTTAACGAGCTGATTGATCCGATTTTCCAGGACGACGACGAACTGGTGGTCATCTGTGGCCGCGAGCTGCTGGCGGACAAGTATTTCCCGCTGGTTAACAACGAGCAGGACAACACCAACAAGCTGGCCGCCGATCTCATCATCAGCCAGAAACGCATGGGCGGCCTGCAGGCGGTGCGCGCGCCTTACTTCCCGGCTAATGCGGTGCTGATCACCCGCCTTGATAACCTGTCGATTTACTGGCAGGAAGAGTCCCGCCGCCGCTCACTCATCGACAACCCAAAACGTGACCGCATTGAAAACTTTGAATCGGTCAATGAGGCCTACGTGGTTGAGGACTATCGCTGCGCCGCGCTGGTTGAAAACATCACCATTGGTGACTTCTCAGCAGACGCTGGCGCGGGAGCGTAATCCATGAGCCTGAGTCCCGCACGGCAGCACCGCCAGCGCGTCCAGGCTGAACAGGCCGCCCGTCAGGGCGGCAGTGTTCGCCACGCCAGCGGCTATGAGCTGATGCTGATGCAGCTTGGCGAAGACCGCCGCCGCCTCAAGGGCATTCAGTCCACCGTGAAGAAGGCCGAAATCAAGGTGGAAGTCCTGCCTAAATACGTGCCGTGGGTGGACGGCGTGCTGGCCGCCGACGGCGCGCAGCAGGATGACGTGCTGATGTACGTGATGCTGTGGCGCGTTGATGCCGGTGATTATGCCGGTGCGCTCGCTATTGGCCGCCACGCCATCCGCCACGGCTGGTCTATGCCGCAGGGCTTTAACCGTAACGTGCAGACGCTGCTGGCCGAGGAAATGGCCGACGCCGCCAAAAACGCCCTTGTGGCCAAAACCGACTTTGACCCCGACCTGCTGATGCAGACGCTCGACGTGATCGGCGATCTGGATATGCCCGATCAATCGCGCGCGCGCCTGCACAAATCGCTCGGCTGGGTGCTGCGTGAGAGCCAGCCCGTTGCCGCGCTGAACCATCTGCAGCAGGCCATGCAGCTCGACGAGCGCTGCGGGGTGAAAAAAGACATTGAGCAGCTGGAGCGGAAAATCCGCAACGCCAGCTGATAACCGGACGTGCCCACGCGCGGGGCGGCACGGGGTGGCGACAGGCAGCGCCACATCAAAACCCCGTCCACCGCCCACCTATTCAGGAGAAATAAGGCATGCAGTTTGTAGCGCCGGAAAAGGCGACGGGAACGCCGGAAATTATCCCCAACAACTCATTCTGGCCGGACATCGATCTGGCGACGTTTCGCAGCGTCATGCGCGTTGACGGCACCGTGACGCCGCAGCGTCTTAAGCAGGTGGTGCTCACCGCAATGGCGGAGGTCAACGCGGAGCTGTACCCGTGGCGCGAACGTCAGGAGTTGCGCGGCTATAACAGCCTGGCGAATGTGCCAGCGGAAGAGCTGGCCGGGCGCAGCGTGCGCCTGCACCACTATGAAAATGCGGTGTGGTGCTGGGCGCGCGCGGTGCTGAACGAGCGCTATCAGGACTATGACGCCACCGCCGCCGCGACAAAGCGCGGTGAGGAACTGGCAGACGCCACCGGCGACCTGTGGCGCGACGCGCGCTGGGCCGTCAGTCGCGTGCAGAACGCGCCGCACTGCACCGTCGAGCTTATCTGATGAAGGTGCGCGCGCAGCAGGGCGACACGGTAGACGAAATCTGCTGGCGTCACTACGGGCGCACGCAGGGCATGACGGAGCAGGTATTACAGGCGAATCCGGGGCTGGCGGAGCACGGCCCCCTTTTACCGCACGGGCTGGAGGTGGTGCTGCCGGACGTGACGGCGGCGACCACCGTGCAGGCCGTCCAGCTTTGGGACTGAATCATGTGGGAAAGAATACGCGCCGGGATCGTCTGGTTTATTGCTGTTGGTATGGCATGGCTGGGCGACATGTCGCTGAAAGACGTTTCAACCGTGGCCGGGGTGTTAATCGGTCTGCTGATGGCGATCATCAGCTGGTACTACAAGCGCAAAACCTATCAGCTGCTGGCCGCCGGGCGCATCACGCGGGAGGAATATGAATCTGCAAACCGTTAAGCGCTGTACCGTTGGCGCGGTGCTGGCCATTGCGGCGACGCTGCCGGGTTTCCCGCAGCTGCACACCTCCGTCGAGGGGCTGAAGCTGATCGCCGATTATGAGGGCTGCCGCCTGAAGCCGTACCTGTGCGATGCGGGCAAGTGGACCGACGGCATTGGTAACACCGTTGGCGTGGTGCCGGGCCGGATCATCACCGAGCGGCAGGCGGCGGGGAATTTCATCACCAACGTGTTGCGCGTTGAGGCGGCACTGGCGCGCTGTGCTGCGGTTTCGATGCCGCAGCCGGTTTACGACGCGCTGGTGTCGCTGGCGTTTAACGTCGGAACCGGCAACGCCTGCGGCTCGACCATGGTGGCGCTAATTAAACAGGAGCGCTGGCGCGATGCGTGCTATCAGCTGCCGCGCTGGGTGTACGTGAAAGGCGTATTTAATGTGGGGCTGGATAACCGGCGACAGCGTGAACTGGCATGGTGCCTTAAAGGAGTCTGAACCGATGAAAAATAAAAAACTGAACCGGGTGATAAACGTTGTTTTTGTGGTTCTGTTGCTGGCAGCACTGTTTAACCCGAACAGCGCAGCCGTGTATCTGGTTGTCGGCGTTGTATGGCTACTGAATATCGTGGTGGCAGCGCTATCAGGGCTGGCCGTACTGGTACTGATTTCTGAAGGTGACGTGCGTGAGAAGCTCAAAAACGCACTGAGTAAATTTTTCTTTCCCCACGAGCTGCCCCTTGTCAGCAAAGTCTTCGGTTGGGTGGTGAAGATGCTGATCGTTCTGTCGCTGGCTTTCTCCGGCTGGATTATCACGCTGGTCTGTTACGCGCTGGCGGTAGTTGTTTTCAACCTGCTGCGCGCTCAGCTGACGGAGCAGGCAACAGCATGATGCGCACGCTGGCGGCGGTGGTGCTTGTCCTGATTGCCGCGCTTGGCGTGCAGTCGTGGCGGCTCAGCACTGCCCACAACAAAATCGACGCGCAGGTGAAGGATTTAGCCGCGCAGGGCAAAAAGCTGTCGCAGAAAAACGGCCAGCTGCTTGCCCTAAACATTCTGACGCAGACCAGCAGCCGGGCGCAGACGCAGCTTTACGCCACCGCCGAGCAGAACGGCACGCTGCTGCGTGACCGGCAGCGCACCATTGAGGAACTTAAACGTGAAAATGACGAGCTTCGCCGCTGGACTGATGCCGATTTGCCTGATCCTGTTATCAGGCTGCGCCAGCGTCCGGCCCTCACCGGAGGTCAGTCTTACCGTGAGTGGCTGTCCGCGAATCACCCCGTGCCGCCTGGACGAAGCCGCGCCGCGCCGTAACGGCGACCTGCTGGCGCAGCTGGACGACACCGAGGCCGCATGGGCGGCCTGCGCCGACAAGGTAGACACCATCATCAGCTGTCAGGATAAAGACGATGAACAAGCCGCAGTCCTTGCGAAACGCCCTGAATAAAGCCGTGCCCTACGTGGCCGACAACCCGGACCGCCTGCACCTGTTCGTTGATAACGGCGCGGTGGTTGCCACCTCCGCCGCGTCGATTTCGTGGGAGTATCGCTACACCCTGAACGTGGTGATAACGGACTTCACCGGCGACCAGAATCTGCTGATGGCGCCCGTTTTATTCTGGCTCGGCGTCAACCAGCCGGACGCGCTGCAGAACGCCAGCGAGCGGGAGCGGCTTTTCACCTTTGAGGTGGATATTCTCGGCAATGACCGCTGCGACATCAGCATGAACCTGAAGCTGACGGAGCGTGTGATCGCGAAGAAAGTGGACGGCGTAATGTCGGTTGAGGCCGTGCCGGAGCCGGAAGCGCCGGACGATGCAGAGGAAGGCTGGACGGTGCGCCGTGGCTGAACTGCATGAAATCGACGCCTGGCTGAATGCGTTACTGGCGCAGCTGGAACCCGCAGCCAGAACAAAGATGCTACACGAGGTGGCGCGCGACGTGCGGCGCATCCAGCAGAACAACATTACGCTGCAGCGCAGCCCGTACGGCACCGCATGGGAGCCGCGCCGCGTCACCGCCCGGACTAAGCCGGGCCGCATTCGCCGCAGGATGTTTGCGAAGCTGAAGACGGCGAAATACCTCAAAGCGCAGGCAAGCGCAAATCAGGCTGAAATTGCGTTTGTGCCCGGCGTGCAGAAGCTGGTCCGCGTCCACCATTACGGCCTGCGGGATCGGGTGAACCGGCGCGGCACAGAAGTGAAATATGCGGAGCGCCCGCTGCTGGGCATCAATAATGAGGTGGAAAGTTCGGTGCAGGAAACGCTACTGCGCTGGCTGGCCGAATAGTTCCGCTTGTGCCATCCCTGAGACAACGCCGGACAGATGCCCGGCCCCTTTCTAAGTGACACTCTCAGACCATGAACGAAAAACTCACCGAAATCATGCGCCTTATCACCAACCTGATCCGCACCGGCACCGTGTCCGATGTGGATACGGTCAACTGGCTGTGCCGGGTGAAAACGGGCGATCTTGAAACCAACTGGATTAACTGGCTCACCTGCCGCGCCGGTAAAACGCGCACGTGGTGGCAACCGTCCATCGGCGAGCAGGTTGTGCTGCTGAGCCTCGGCGGCAATCTCGAAACCGCGTTTGCGCTGCCTGCCATTTATTCCGACGCCTTCCCGCCGCCCGATTATTCAGAGAACGGCAGCACCACCGTGTTCAGTGACGGCGGCTGGTTCCAGTACGAGCCGGACACCGGCCAGCTGCTGATTAAAAACATCAAAAGCGTGCGCGTTGAGGCCGCCGACGGTATTCAGCTAATCACCGACCAGCTGGGCGTTGATGCCAGCCGGACGCTGATTAACAGCCAGACCGTGATGAACGGCGCGGTGACGCAGGGCGGCGGCGATATGAGTTCAAACGGCGTGGTGGTTGATAAGCACAAACACGGCGGCGTGAAGTCCGGCGGCGACACTTCAGGAGGCCCGCAATGATGTATCTCGGTATGAACCGCGACACCGGCGAAGCCATTACCGACACCGAACACATTCGCCAGAGCGTGCGCGACATCCTGATCACCCCGGAAGGCAGCCGCATCGGGCGACGTGAATACGGCTCGCTGCTGTCGGTGCTGATTGACCAGCCGCAGAACGACGTGGTGCGCCTTCAGGTGATGGCGGCGGCGTACACGGCGCTGAGCCGCTGGGAGCCGCGCATCCGCCTCAGCTCTTTGAACATAACCAGCGCCTTTGATGGCTCCATGGTGGTTGAGCTGACCGGCCAGCGCGCCGACGGCTCGCCGCTCGCAATGTCAGTGCCTACGGGGGTGAACAGTGGCAGTAATTGACCTTTCGCAGCTGCCCGCACCGGAAGTGATCGAGGTGCCGGACTTTGAAACGCTGCTGGCCGAACGTAAGGAAGCGCTGATTGCGCTCTATCCGGCTGACGAGCAGGCCGCCATGCGCCGCGTGCTGGCGCTGGAATCCGATTCGATAGTGAAATGCCTGCAGGAAAGCGTTTACCGGGAAATCCTGTTGCGCCAGCGCATCAACGAGGCGGCGCAGGCGGTCATGGTGGCTTACGCGCTCGGCAGCGACCTCGATCAGCTGGCCGCGCGCAGCAACGTGCAGCGCCTGACCATCACACCGGCCAACCCGGACGCCGTGCCGCCGGTTGACGCGGTGATGGAATCGGACGACGCGCTGCGCGTGCGGGTGCCGGAAGCGTTTGAGGGCTTATCGGTTGCCGGTCCGACGGCGGCCTACGAGTTTCACGCCCGCAGTGCGGACGGGCGGGTGCAGGACGTGTCCGCCATCAGCCCGTCACCGGCGACGGTGCTTGTCACCGTGCTAAGCCGGGAAGGCAACGGCACGGCAGCCGCTGATTTACTGAATACAGTGGACAAAGCGCTGAATGACGAAAGCGTGCGCCCGGTGGCGGACCGCGTGACCGTGCAGGCTGCAACCATCCAGGACTATCGCGTAAAGGCGAAGCTGCACCTGTTTGACGGCGTGGCCGCCGCGCCCTGTCTGGAGGCGGCAAACGCGCGGCTTGCCGCCTATCTCGCCGAGCAGAAAAAGCTGGGCCGCAGCGTGCGTCGCGAATCCTATGGTGCGGTGCTGCGCGTGGCCGGTGTGGACTGGGTGGAAATCACCGAGCCGGCAGCCGACATCATCATGGACCGCACGCAGGCGGGCAACTGCACCGGGACGGACATCAGCGTGGCGGATGACGAGGTGCTGGCATGAGTAACAGCCTGCTACCGCCAGGCTCATCCGCGCTGGAGCGACGACTGGCGCAGGCGTGCAGCGGCATTTCCGGCCTGAATGTGCCGCTGCGCGACCTGTGGAACCCGGACGCCTGCCCGGTGAATTTTCTGCCCTATCTTGCCTGGGCGTTTTCGGTGGACCGCTGGGACGAAAGCTGGGCGGAAAGCGTGAAGCGCAAGGTGGTGAAGGACGCGTTTTATATCCATCAGCACAAGGGGACCATCAGCGCGATCCGGCGCGTGGTGGAGCCGCTAGGCTATCTCATCCGCGTGATTGAGTGGTGGAAAACCAACGACGAGCCGGGCACGTTCCGGCTGGACGTGGGCGTGCTGGACACCGGCATCACTGAGGAAATGTATCACGAGCTGGAACGCGTTATTGCCGACGCCAAGCCGTGCAGCCGCCATCTCATCGGGCTGTCGATCACCCTGGACGCGAACGGCACTGTGCCGGTGGCCGTTGCCAGCTACAGCGGCGACGAGCTGACCGTTTATCCCTATACCCCTGAACTAATCAGCGTCGGCGGGCCGGTGTATTCCGGCGCGGCGGTGCATCTTATCGACCTGACGGAAGTGAGCGCATGACGACAAAATATTTTGCCCTGCTGACCAACCAGGGTGCGGCTAAGCTTGCCAACGCTGCCGCGCTCGGCACCAAAGTGAACATCACGCAGATGGCGGTAGGCGATGGCGGCGGTACGCTGCCCACGCCTGACCCGGCACAGACGAAACTTATCGGCGAGAAGCGCCGCGCGTCGCTCAACTCGCTGACGATTGACGCCGCCAACGGCAGCCAGATTATCGCGGAGCAGATTATCCCGGAGGGCGAGGGCGGCTTCTGGATCCGCGAAATTGGCCTGTTCGACGCGGACGGCGTGATGATAGCGGTGGCGAACTGCGCCGAGACCTACAAGCCACAGCTTGCCGAGGGCAGCGGACGTACGCAGACCGTGCGCATGATTATCATCGTGAACAGTACCAGCGCGGTAACGCTGAAAATCGATCCATCCGTGGTGCTGGCGACGCGAAAGTATGCCGAGGATAAGGCGCTGGAAGTGCGCCAGTACGCCGACGGCCTGCTGGATGCACATATCAAGGCAGCAGACCCGCATACGCAGTACGCACCCAAGGCCAGTCCGACGTTCACCGGCAGCCCGAAAGCGCCAACAGCGGCGGCGGGGAACAACTCAACGCTACTGGCAAACACGGCGTTTGTGCAGGCGGCCATTGCCCAGCTGGTTGCCTCTTCCCCGGAGGCGCTGGACACGCTGAACGAGCTGGCGGCTGCGCTTGGCAACGATCCGAATTTTGCCGCCACGATGACAAATCAACTGGCCGCACGGGCGCTGCTGGCCGGTAACGTGAATCAGCAGTTCTCGGCGAAAGACGCCACGCAGGACGGTCACGTGGTGAACAGGGGGCAGATGAATACCGCGCTGGCCCTGCATGCCCTGCTAAGTGGCACTCCGACACAAAAGTTCTGGGTGCAAAGTGCACCTGGCGATGCGAACGCCGCCGTACCGGTTTCACTGCTGACGTCGGAGCTGGCAAAAAAAGCCGGGATTAATGGTGACTCCGGACAGACATTCTATGCCCAGACCAGCGATATTTCGGGTGCGGTAGTCAATAACATCCGGCTCGGAAACGTGCTGGGTGGATTTGCATACCGGGGCGGCGATCCGGGGCAGGGTTTTGCGGTTGCGGGCGGTACGGCAGCTAACAGTGCCGTTGCTTACTGGCAGTTTCAGTCAGGCAGCAATGGCAATGGTGCATGGGGAAAAATCCCTGCTGGCGGTCAGTGGTGCAGAACGAACATGACGATTGGCGCGAAGAGCGGGGTAACCTGGACATTTCCAGCCGGTTTCCCTAATGCTCCATGCATTTTACTGTCCGCAATTAATGGTTCGCCGCAGGCATGGCTTACGGGTGTTGGGCCTAATAACTGCGGAGTTTATAACAATAATGATGGGCCACTTAACGTTAACCTGCTGGCATTCTGGTGACTATATGACTGATGAAAATAAAGTTTTTCAGACCCCTGATACTGATCATCATGGCTATTCTCTTCGCTATTTCGTTTCAACTGACGCGGAAAACTACGTCAACGGAATGTTGATTGCTTTCACTGATGCGGACGCCGAAAGTTACATAGCGCAAAAACTGACTGAGCTTAGTCAGGCGGAATTTGAAGCAACCGGTCCAGCAAGTCGCCTGATCAATGGAGTCATTGTTGAGGGTGAGCCAAGAATACCCGTGCTCAATACTGAGGCAAAGCTGGCAATTCTGGCTGCGCGACTACGCGACGCATCTATACAAATCCAGACACTACAGGATGCGGTCGATCTTGACATCGCAACCGATGAGGAAAAGTCCAGTCTGGTGGAGTGGAAGAGGTACCGCGTGCTGCTGAGCAGAGTCGATCCCGAAACTCAGCCACCTGAAGAGTGGCCGCAGCAGCCAAAAACCTGACCAGTTAAAGCGCCCTTAGCGGGCGTTTTTTATTGCCCGTCGTTGTGCCATTTCTCACACAACACCCGGCGCGTGCGCGTGCGACCTTCACCTTTCACCATAGCGGAACCCCTTCACAGGAGAACCGCCATATGGCACAGGATTATCACCACGGCGTGCGCGTTGAGGAAATCAACGAGGGCACGCGAACCATTACCACCATCAGCACGGCGATTGTTGGTCTGGTCTGCACCGGCGACGACGCCGACGCGGCCACGTTCCCGCTTAACCGTCCGGTGCTGCTGACCGACGTACTCACCGCGAGCGGCAAGGCGGGCGAGTCCGGCACGCTGGCGCGCTCGCTGGACGCCATCGCCGACCAGGCTAAGCCCGTCACCGTCGTCGTGCGCGTGCCGCAGGGCGAAACCGAGGCGGAAACCACCGCCAACATCATCGGCGGCGTGACCGACGGCCAGCGCACCGGCATGAAAGCCTTGCTGGCCGCGCAGGCGGTGTGCGGCGTTAAGCCGCGTATTCTCGGCGTGCCCGGACACGACACGCAGGCCGTAGCTACCGAACTGCTGAGCGTGGCGCAGAGCCTGCGCGGCTTTGCCTACCTGTCGGCGTACGGCTGTAAAAGCGTGGAAGAGGCGATTGCCTACCGCGCGAACTTCAGCCAGCGCGAGGGGATGCTCATCTGGCCTGACTTCATCAACTTTGACACCGTGCTGAAGGCGGACGCGACGGCCTTTGCCACCGCCCGCGCGCTCGGCCTGCGCGCCAAAATCGACGAGCAGACCGGCTGGCACAAATCCCTGTCGAACGTCGGCGTGAACGGCGTTACCGGCATTTCCAGAGACGTGTTCTGGGACCTGCAGGATCCGGCCACCGACTCCGGCCTGCTGAACCAGAACGACATCACCACGCTGATCCGTAAAGACGGCTTTCGCTTCTGGGGTTCGCGCTGCCTGAGCGATGACCCGCTGTTTGCGTTTGAGTGCTACACCCGCACGGCGCAGGTGCTGGCCGACACCATGGCCGAGGCGCACATGTGGGCGGTGGACGGCGCGCTGAACCCGTCGCTGGCCCGCGACATTATCGAGGGCATTCGCGCCAAGCTGCGCAGCCTCGTGAGCCAGGGCTATCTCATCGGCGCGGACTGCTGGCTGGACGAAAGCGTGAACGACAAGGACACGCTCAAGGCGGGCAAGCTGCTGATTGACTACGACTATACGCCGGTCCCGCCGCTGGAAAACCTGCTGCTGCGCCAGCGCATCACCGATCAGTACCTGGTCGACTTCAGCAACCGCGTGAGCGCATAAGGAGACTGAATCATGGCATTACCCCGCAAGCTCAAGCACCTGAACCTGTTCAACGCAGGCAACAACTGGCAGGGGCTGATTGAGTCCGTAACGCTGCCAAAAATCACCCGCAAGTTCGAGAAGTATCGCGGCGGCGGCATGGCCGGTGCGGTGGACATCGACATGGGGCTGGACGACGGCGCGCTTGATACCGAGTTCACCTGCGGCGGCGTTGAGGCGCAACTGTTCAAACAGATGGGCACCCTGACCGTGGACGGCGTGCAGCTGCGCTTCACGGGCTCCATTCAGCGCGACGACACCGGCGAGGTGCAGGCTGTGGAGCTGGTCGTGCGCGGACGCCACAAGGAGCTGGACTCCGGCGAGTGGAAGACCGGCGAATCCAGCACCACCAAAGTGTCCGGTACCAACAGCTACGCGAAGCTGACCATTAACGGCGAAGTGCTCTACGAGATTGACCTGGTGAACATGGTTCACATCGTGGACGGCACGGACCTAATGGAAGCGCACCGTAACGCGCTCGGCCTGTAACTGAACCATTGAACCGGCAGGGGAAACCCTGCCGCCTTTACCCTTTTTAGCGAGACATCATCATGACCGACAAAACCACCGAAAAAACCGTTGAACTGGACACGCCTATCCTGCGCGGCAAAACCGAAATCAAAAGCATCGTCGTGCGCAAGCCGCAGTCCGGCGCGCTGCGCGGTACGCGCCTGCAGGCGCTGATGGACATGGACGTAAACGCCATGATCACCGTGCTGCCGCGCGTCACCACCCCGGCGCTGACCACGCAGGAAATCACCGAGATGGACCCCGCCGATCTGGTGAGCCTGTCGGTTGAGGTGGTCACTTTTTTACTGAAGAAGTCGGTGCTGTCGGATTTAGCGACGGCCTGACGGTTGACGATCTGGTGGCGGACATCGCCACCGTCTTTCACTGGCCGCCGTCCGTTACCGAGTTCATGACGCTGACCGAGGTACTCGAATGGCGGCATAAGGCGATAATGCGACACGGGACCAGCGATGAGTGATAAAGACTTGCGCCTGCAGGTTGTTCTTAACGCGGTAGACAAACTGACCCGCCCCTTCCGTTCTGCAAAGGCCAGCACCCGCGAGCTGGCCGACTCCCTGCGCACCGCGCGCGCCAGCCTGAAGGACTTAGACGCGCAGGCCGCGCGCATCGACGGCTTCCGCAAAGCCCGCTCGCAGCTAGCCATCACCGCAAACAATCTCAAGGGTGCGCGCGAAGAGGCGGCGAAGCTGGCGACGCAGTTCAGCGAGACCAACCGGCCCACCGCCGCGCAGGCGAGGGTGCTGGAGCAGGCGAAGAACCGCGTGCGCGAGCTGCAGCAGAGCTATAACGGCCTGCTGGGATCGGTGCAGCGCCAGCGCGCCGCGCTCACCGAGTCCGGCATTGATACCAAAAAGCTGAGCCAGGCACAGCGCGACCTGAAGGGCCGCGCGGACGAGGCGCGCGCGGCGATTGACCGCCAGCAGAAGTCGCTGAAGCGGCTCGGCGAGCAGCAGGCGAAGCTCAACGCGGTGCGGGAGCGCCACGCCCGCTCGCTTGAGGTGCGCGACAAAATTGCCGGTGCCGGTGCGGCGACTACCGTCGCCGGGCTGGCGATAGGCGCGCCGGTGATGGCCGCAGTGAAAGCGTCGGCGGACATGGAAGACGCCATGAAGGGCGTGGCGAAGCAGGTTAACGGCCTGCGCGACAACGACGGCAACCGCACCGCGCAGTTCTACGACATGCAGGCTGCCATCAAGGCCGCCAGCGAGCAGCTGCCGATGGACAACGGCGCGATTGACTACGCCGCGCTGGTCGAGGGCGGCGCACGCATGGGCGTGACCAACCAGAACGACTCCTACGAGGACCAGAAGCGCGACCTGCTGGCGTTTGCCACCACGGCGGCGAAGGCGTCCACCGCGTTTGAGCTGCCCGCCGGGGAGCTGGCCGAGGGGCTGGGCAAGATTGCGCAGCTCTACAAAATCCCCACGCGCAACATCGAGCAGCTGGGCGACGCGCTGAACTACCTGGACGACAACGCGATGTCCAGGGGATCGGACATTATCGACGTGCTGCAGCGCATGGGCGGCGTGGCGGACAGGCTGGACTACCGCAAGGCCGCCGCGCTCGGCTCCACGTTCCTGAGCCTCGGCGCCACGTCGGAAACTGCCGCCAGCGCGGCGAACGCCATGGTGCGCGAACTCTCCGTTGCCACCATGCAGGGCAAGTCGTTTATGGGCGGCATGGCGCTGCTGAAGCTCGATCCGAAACAGATTGAGAAGCAGATGACCACGGACGCCATGGGCACCATTCAGCGGGTGCTGGAGAAGGTGAACAACCTGCCCGCCGACAAGCGCCTGACCGCGATGACCATGGTGTTCGGCAAGGAGTTCGGCAAGGACGCGGCGAAGCTCGCCAATAACATGCCGGAGTTGCGTCGCCAGCTGCAGCTGACGCAGGGCAACGCGGCCAGCGGCTCCATGCAGAAAGAGTCCGACATCAACAAGGACTCGCTGTCCGCGCAGTGGCTGCTGGTGAAAACCGGCGCGGCCAACACGCTGAGCAGCCTTGGCGATACGCTGCGTGAGCCGCTGATGGAAATCATGGATGTGGTCAAACGCATCACCGGCACGCTGCGCCGCTGGGTGGAGTCAAACAAGGAGCTGGCAGGCAGGCTGATGAAAATCGCCGCCGTAGTAGCAACAGTAACGCTGGCGCTCGGCACGCTGGCCGTGGGCATGGCTGCCGTACTCGGTCCGATCCTGATGCTGCGTTTCGGGTTAAACATGCTCGGCCTGAAAGGGCTGGCGAAGCTCTCGCCGCTGCTGGGTGGGCTGGGTAAGGCATTCTCCAAACTGGCGCCCGGTTTAGTGTCATCCGGCGATGGCATCAAAAAGCTATTCTCACTGTTCAGCGGCGGCGAGGCCGGGGAGTCGGTGAACTGGCTGGAGAAAATCCGCGACGCGCTGGCGTCCCTGCGCGGCGGTGACGATGAGGGCGAGGGCGGCGGCATTCTCAACGCCTTCCGCGAGGGCGCGCTGGAGAAAATTAAGGAGAAGGCGCAGGACGCCGGGCAGACGCTGGTTGCCTCCTTCCGTAACCCGATGGCCGGTGTGCGTGCGCTCGGCGCACAGGTGCGCGGGCTGGCCGGTGCCGCCCTTGCCCCGCTGGCCGCGTCGGTTCGCGGTGCCGGTGGCGCGCTGATGTGGCTGGTGAAGTCGCCGCTGGCGCTGCTGCGCACGGTGCTGACCGGCGTAATCTGGGCGCTGGGCGCGCTGATGAGTCCCGTCGGGCTGGCCGTCGCCGCGCTTGCCGGGGTGGCGCTGGTTATCTGGAAATACTGGGCGCCAATTAAGGCATTTTTAGGCGGCGTGGTGGATGGATTCAGGGCCGCCGCCGGGCCTATCAGCGAGGCGTTTTCACCGCTGCAGCCGGTTTTCCAGTGGATTGGCGATAAGGTTCAGGCGCTTTTCGGCTGGTTTAAAGACCTGCTGACGCCGGTACATTCCACCGCTGACGAGCTAAAGAATGCCGCCGAAATGGGCAGGCAGTTCGGCCAGTGGCTTGCCGACGGGCTGAACATGGTGATGCATCCGCTTGACTCTCTTAAGGCCGGTCTCGGCGAGCTGCTGGACAAGTTCGGCCTCGTCAGCAAGGCGTCGGCCAGCACGAAGCTGCCGCAGGCACCGCAGGCGGCCAGCGTCAGCGCGGGCGGGGTAACGCTGCCCACGGGCGGCTTCCCGGCGTTTGCGGGCATGTACGACACCGGCGGCAACATTCCGGCGGGCCAGTTTGGCGTCGTGGGTGAAAACGGCCCGGAAATCGTCGGCGGGCCGGTGAGCGTGACCAGCCGGAAACGCACCGCGCAGCTGGCCGCTATGGCGGCCATGACGCTTGGCATGGCGGCCGGAACGGCGGAGGCGAAGCCGCTGCACCCGCTGAGCCTGCCCGCGCAGAGCTACCGGCAGGACGCGCCGCGCCAGCAGTCAGTGGCGAACGCAGCGCCCGTGAGCATTCACGCGCCAATCACCATCGTGCAGCAGCCCGGCGAGAGCGCGCAGGACGTGGTGGACGAAGTGATGCGCAGGCTGGAGGCGAAAGAGCGGCAGGCGCAGTCCCGCGCCCGCAGCAGTTACCGAGACCGTGGAGGATTTGAATCATGATGATGACGCTGGGCCTGTTTGTTTTCATGCTTAAAACCGTGCCGTATCAGGAGTTGCAGCTTCAGCGCAGCTGGCGCTTCCCGTCTAACAGCCGCGTGGGCGTGCGCCCGGCGTTGCAGTTCCTCGGCCCGGACAACGACACGATCACGCTGTCGGGCGTGCTGCTGCCGGAAATCACCGGCGGCAGGCTGTCGCTGTTCGCGCTGGAGCAGATTGCGGAGCTGGGCCGCGCCTGGCCGCTGATTGAGGGCAGCGGCACGATTTACGGCATGTTTGTGATTGAGAGCCTGAGCCAGACCAAGGCGGAGTTCTTCAGCAACGGCGTGTGCCGGCGCATTGAGTTCACGCTGACGCTGAAGCGCACCGACGAATCGCTGGGTGAGATGTTCGGCAGCCTGAGCGATCAGCTGTCGGCCATGCAGGGCGCGGCCACCGACGCCGCCGGTAAAGTCGGCGCCGCAGTGGGCGGGCTGTTCTCATGATGGCGGGCAGCTGGATTAACGGGCAGGCGAACGCGCCCGCCTTTCGCCTGACGCTTGCCGGGGCTGATGTTACGCAGAAGATAGAGCAGCGGCTCATCAGCCTGACGCTGACCGATAACCGCGGCTTCGAGGCGGACCAGCTGGACATCGAGCTGGACGACGCGGACGGCCAGCTGCTGATGCCGCGCCGGGGCGTTGAGCTGTCGCTGGCGCTCGGCTGGAAAGGCGAGGCGCTTTTCCCGAAAGGCACCTACACCGTGGACGAAATCGAGCACAGCGGTACGCCGGACCGGCTGACCCTGCGCGCCCGCAGCGCGGACTTCCGCCAGACGCTGAACACGAAGCGCGAAAAGTCATGGCATCAGACCAGCGTGGGCGAGGTGGTGAAAGAGATTGCCGGGCGGCACAGGCTCAAAACGGCGATAGGCGACGACGTGGCGAAGATGGCCGTGGACCACATCGACCAGACCAACGAGTCAGACGCCAGCTTCCTGATGCGTCTGGCGAAACAGTGCGGCGCGGTGGCCTGCATCAAAAACGGCAACCTGCTGTTTATCCGGCAGGGGCAGGGCAAGACGGCGAGCGGCAAAGTGCTGCCCGTCATCACCCTCGTGCGCAAAGACGGCGACGGCCACCGCTTTACGCTGGCTGACCGTGACGCCTACACCGGCGTGATCGCGAGCTGGCTGCATACCCGTGAGCCGGAGAAGAAACCGGAAGCCACGGTTAAGCGCAGGCGGCGAAAACCCGCCGCGCAGAAGAAGGAGCCTGAGGCAAAGCAGGGCGACTATCTGATCGGCACGGATGAAAACGTCCTGGTGCTGAGCCGCACCTATGCGAACCGGGCCAACGCCGAGCGCGCCGCCAAAATGCAGTGGGAACGGCTGCAGCGCGGGGTGGCAACGTTTTCTATTCAACTGGCACGTGGCCGGGCTGATCTCTACACGGAAATGCCGGTGAAGGTGAGCGGATTCAAACAGCAGATTGATGCGGCGGAATGGATTATTACAACGCTGACGCATGGACTGAGCGCAGAGAGCGGATATACAACAAGCATTGAGCTTGAAGTGAAAATTGACTCACTTGAGATGGAATAAATTAGGTTTAATCTAATTTTAATTGTAGCATTAGCAAAAAAGCTAAGCCGGAGGCGCGTATGATGAACTGTCCTTTGTGTGGCAATGCTGCACATACCCGTAGTAGTTTCCAGGTATCCAAGGAAACAAAAGAGCGTTACAACCAGTGCCAGAACATCAATTGCAGTTGTACGTTTAAATCCCACGAAACGGTTTCAGAAATAATCATGAGTCCTGGGAAAATCAAACCCGTTCCTCCTCATCCAGATCGTTCTTTGCAAGGCTCACTTTGGATGTGAGCGTTGTACTTACATCACCCGCTTAGGCGGGTTTTTTTATGCCCACGGTTTGCCCGCTTTGCTTGAGAGTGTCGCAACCCTGAAAAGTCGTGCGACATTTTTGCGACACTGCCAGATTAGCCAACAAAAAAGCCACCCTGAGAGGTGGCTTAAATATATGATTTACATCGTTAAATTTGGTGGCCCCTGCTGGGTTTGAACCAGCGACCAAGCGATTATGAGTCGCCTGCTCTAACCACTGAGCTAAGGGGCCAGCGGAGCGGGGATTATAGAGTATCTTGTTAGGGTGATCCAGAGT